TCCCCGGCGGCGGAGGCGGTTTTACTGCTTGGGTAGATGAAAATGAAAAAGTCATGAAATTGATCTCAAACAGCACGATGAGCGAAACATGTTATCGATGCGATTACTTCAGACCATCCACCGACATAGTCGCAGCTTTAGAAGTTGCAATACATCTGCAAAAGCAAGGCTACTACGTTTGCATTGATCTGAAAGCATGCGAAGAAACGTCGGTAGGTGTATATGAAGAAAACCCGGCGGAGCAAATCGCTTATGCAAAAGCGCAGACACCAGCTGAAGCCATCTGCAAAGCCGCACTTCTGGCGGTGATGGATGGGGAGGATGAACGAAATGCGTGAGGACGAAGAAATGAGAAATCTAAAAGAGACATTATTAAACGCCATCTATGAACTTGAACCTGGCGCAATATTCCAAGATCGAAGAAGACCATATAACGGACAGCCACACACAAGCAAAGGAACAAGAGGCATGACTGAGGTAAAGGGGCTTACAATGCGCGATATTACGGATTGCTTCCGTATAGCGCTATGGGAGGCCTGCGGAAGTCCACAAGACGCAGTTTCAATCTATGATTTGGATTTATCAAATGTTGATCCGGTGGCTATTGAGCAAAACCTGACGTGCAACATTGAAAAAATGATGGGGATATTTCCGAATGTTCCTCGGCTCACGATTGGAGATAGCGGAAAGACATGGGAAGAATTTTATCGCGAAGGTGGGGAGGATGAACATGAACGCGATTGATCGGGGAAAAAGAGTCTGTGCAACTTGCGGAACAACGGAAAAAGTAAATGGAGCAGTAAGGATAGACGGAGAATTAAAGCCGGTATGTTATGGCTGCCTAATCGGTATCGCTCATTCTGTACCAGAAACGGAGGAATCAAACCATGACTGACACCGAAAAGAAGATCGCGGATATCAGGGAAGCGTTGGAATTCAACGGGGAATGGTGGAGAAACGTCGTTGAGGGAGAACCTATTTGTCAAGACGAAATTGACGAAGTAAATGATTTGATTGAAGCGAATCGTTTCCTCCTCTCCGAACTCGACCGTATCCAGCAAGAATACGCCGAAGAACACGCCGCACACAACGCGCATGTGACGGAGTTGTGCGAGTTGGAACAGGAACAAGATGGCGTTAACAAACTGCTACAAGAACGTCAAAGGTTGATCGATGGATTACTAACGATCATGAATATTGCATCAGAGGATGGGGTGCATTGGAAACTGGACAGATGCTATACGACGGCTCGCGACATACTCAAAGAAGTAGGGGTGTTGTCAAGATGAAACCGGGATGCGGAAAGTGTTTTAAAGTCGCTGAAAAGAACGGTAACGAGTATATCTGTCCATCATGCGGAGATGTGGTTGCACAAATTCCAACGGCGTTGAGTGTCGAAGAAGAAAATCAAATGTTAAAAAAGGTAGCCGAGTCCTACGTGCGAATCATAAACGATCTGGAAGAAGATTGCGAAAGGTATTTTGATCAGCGAAATAGACTGATCGAGGGATTGCGAAAACTGGCAAAGACCAACGCTGAGAACATCAGTGAAATCGTGAATGGAAAGCGAAGCAGAATGATCCCGAAGTGACCGATTTGGACTGGTACAACTATGTCGCCCGCAACATCCTCAAAGAAATCGGGGTGACGGTGGAATGAACTGGATCAGCGTTAAAGAGCGGTTGCCGGAAGGAAAGGGGTTTGTTCTTGTCGGTAATTCAAGCCAATGGTGGTGCAGACCAGCGTGGTTCGATGGTAAAACATTTAAAACTTATGAGTATGGTGACAGATGGCTGGAAGTAACTCATTGGCAACCGCTGCCGGAACCGCCGGGGGTGAGGGAGGATGCCTAGATGGAAGTCGGCTAAGTTCCGGTTCAAGCGATGCAAAGCCTGCCGCAGGCGGTATACGTACAACTACTATCCGAAACACGCTTGCAAAGGGGCGAAACAGGCATGAAATCCATCATCGCATTCTTGCGGGACCCAATCTTTTTCACGGTGTGGTTGTTCCGGGGAAGGGGTTGAGCCCCCTCCTCCATCCTCAAGAAAAGGAGGGTTGAAGGTGGCAAAAGAAGCATACTACTTTTCGCACGACAGCAACGCGCGCCACGACCCGAAGATCACGGCCATGCGAAGCGTTTATGGCACCGAAGGTTACGGATGGTTCTGGATACTCGTCGAGATGATGCGCGAGGCTGACGGGTACAAGCTGGACTTGCAAAAGAAGTACAGCATTAATGCATATGCAATGCAAATGCATACCGATTGCAGTACAGCAGAAAAATTCATCCATGATTGCATCCACGAATTTGGACTTTTTGAAACGGACGGAGAGTATTTTTGGAGCCGTTCGCTGCTCCGCAGAATGGAATATTGGGATCAAATATCTGCAAAAAGACGCGAAGCGGCGCGTGTTCGTTGGTCGAAAGAACGTGATGATGCAGATGGTATGCAAATGCATAGCAATAGCAATCCAAATGAAATGCAAAGAAAAGAAAAGAAAATAAAAGAAAAGAAAATAAAGAAGGTATATTCAGAGAAGGCCGTGAATCTCACCGCCTATTTGATCGACCTAATGAAACAAAACAATCCGAAGGCAAAAATCCCATCGAACCTTGATAAGTGGTATGACGAGATGGACAAGCTGGAACGGATCGACGGGTACACCGAGGACCAAATACGGGATGTGATCACATGGAGCCAGAACGACAGTTTTTGGCGGGCCAACATCCTTTCGGCCACCAAACTGCGTGAAAAGTTTGCCACTCTATTCATGCAGATGCAAAGGCCGCAAAAAACAATGACAACCACAGCCAAACCTACGGTTATTTCCAAACTGCAAGAAATGTATCAGGAGGCGATGCAGCTTGAAGCGAGCGGAAGTTATTAAGCTCATTGGAATCTGCTCCGTCAATTACCGCAACTGGCCGGAGCCAGACAAGATGGAAATGCTCGTCGCCTTGTGGGAGAAGATGTTGGCGGACGTGGATTATCGGGTGGCAGAACTGGCCATCCAAAAGTACATGGCCGAGTCCGTCTATCCCCCTACCATCGCAGACATACGCCAGCGCGTGGCGGAGATTCAGACGCCGCAACTGCCGAGCGCGCTGGAAGCCTGGGGCGAAGTCAAGCGGATGATACGAAAGTACGGAACATACCGCGAGGCCGAAGCATTAAGCGAAATGTCGGAGCTGACGCGGAAAGTCGTGGAGTGCATCGGGTTTCGGAACCTTTGCCTGAGTGATAACGAAATGGCGGACCGGGCGCACTTTATGAAGGCCTATGAGACGATGGCCGAGCGTGAGCGGAAAGACGCGATGATGCCGCTTGAGGGTCGCAGGGTGATGCAGCAGTTACAGTTGGACAATGTGCTGAAACGATTACCAGGAGCGTGAAGGAGGATCGAACATGATCAAGCGCTATGAAAGAGTTGTCAAGCGCTATGAAAGAGTTGGCCGAGATTTTGTTGCTGTTGACGATCAGGATCGTGTGGTCGGCATCATCCGGCCCTTTGAAGGGGGTGATCGAAAGGTTCTGCCGCTCAAGCGCCCCTCCCTGCCGCCGGAACTGATGTTCAAGAGTTTTCGGGGGCCGGATGATGATGGTCCAAACGATGCGGCGTAAAACGTCGCCAGACAAAATCTAAGGGGCGTAGGAGGCGCGATAAAAGCGGAGGGGTATAATCCTATTCCCCCGGACAAAAAAACGCCCAAAAACGAAAATATTTCGTTTGGGGGGTGGTCGAAAAAGAAACGGTCCAGTAATGGTTGTTCGGCAGGTGTAGTATACTGTCTATAGTCGTTATCTATGAACGAATCAAAACCGATAGGAGGAATCTAAAGCGTATGACGATCAGCTTTAACGATGCGGTGGCAATGGGGCTGGAAGAACTGTACCGGAGAAGGGATGAACTGGCCTCGCAAGAGGACTTTGACCGAACCGAGTACAACGTGATCACGAACGCGATCAACCACCTTGAGGCAATCCAGGGGGCCGAACAGGAGGCGGAAGAACGGCGGCAGGAGATCGAACAGAAGTGGGTCATCAACCTGCCCCGCGACTACAACGAAGTGTTCCGGCATCCGAAAGCCAACGAGGAAATCGAGTTTCTTCTCCGCCAGCAACGCGACCAACTGACTGGGTATTACGAGGGCATCCTCGTGGAAAAGGATGAAGAAAACGTCCGGGCGATCCGCGACCTGCACGCAGGGTACGAGGAACAGATCGTGCAGCTGCAGCGGCAGAACAAGGAGTTGCAGGCGATTTGCAATGGACAGGAAGTGGAGCTGAAGATTGCCAATGAGCAGTATGAACAGCTGCATGGGCAATTCAGCGAGCTAAAAAGGCAGTTTGATGCGCTGCAGGCGGCCAACAACGACCTTCGCCGCGAACGCGACGACGCCCTGCAAAAGCGTGACGCGGCGGCACGGGAAGTGCAATCGCTGAAAGCGCAGATTGACGAACTGGAACAGATGCTGGCGGCGTACAAAAAGCCGAAGAACGAAGGGTTTACGCTGAACTTGACATCGGGCATCGAAGAAGATCGGCCGGCGCCGCAGAAGGAAGAAGAAGACCGCAGGATCAAGTCCAGCGTGGAACTGGCGCTTGAGCGCGTGGGCCTTACGCATATGATGCCGCCGAGGTTGCGGAAATCGGAAGAAACCGCTGGACCTGCACAACCTGCAGCGGAAACGTCTGCCGAGGCGGATAGCTTTCAGCCGACGGATGAAATACCGGCCATACAGCCCACTGAAGGACGAGACACCGCTGACACGGCGCTGGAAGGAACAGAAGGTGCGGGAGATTATGTCACGAGAGCGGAATTTGAAGCGTTGAAGGCGGACGTGGAGGCGTTGAAACAGCGGTTCGGCGCTGCAGCATAAGGAGGTGTATGCGATGCAGCAGGCGATGGTAATGGAACTGCTCAAAAACTACCGGTGCTATGAGTATGCGGCCCAAAACTGCGGTGAACTGCCGCCGGGCCGCCGCCCCGTAGTCATATCGGAACTCCGATATGACCCGCTCGCATGGGACCAGCACCGGTACAACAAGATCGTGCACATGGTCAAAGGCGCTGTCGAGCATTGCCTGAGCGATGATCAGCAGACGATCATCCGCAAGCGGTATTTGGAGCGCAACCAAATGACGCTGCAGGAGATCGCGGATTTCATGGGCTTGAGCGTGCCGACGGTATCGCGGATGCACAAGGCGGCAATCCAGCGCCTGTGCATCGCGCTCGACCCTCTCGCATCGGACGAGATGGAGATCACACCTTTCCACCACATGTGGGAGGGGGTCATAAAAAGCCCCGCCTAATCAGGCGGGGTTTCTGTTCAAAAATCGATCTCATCAATGACCTTCCCGTTGAGAGTGATAGTGATTTGGTACTTCTTCTTCTCCGGTGCGGCATTTAGCCAGCCGGATAATGTGGTTGTTGTCCCGCACACTGGGCATTTGATGGATACCGGCGCAATCACGGTGCCGATATCATGTCCGCATAAGCAGCGCAGATCAACCGGGCGTTTTTCCTCCTCCTTTTCCCTTTGCCTCTCCCTCGCATATGCCTCAGCCTTGTCGCGGTGCCATAGTGGATGGCCGTCTTGCACGGCGTCCGGGCGGGGAAATGTGCCTCTGTAGTTGGGGTTGAGCGCGCGTTTACCGGCGAGCGAGACGTTTTGCCGCGATGTGCCGATAAGCCGCGCGAACTCGGCGGCGCCGATGTATTCTTGCATGGTGTCACTCTCCCTCCAGGTACGGTTTATGATATTTTTCTTCCGCCCGTTGCCGGGCGGCGATGGCATCTTCTTTTTTGTCAAAGTATCCGAGGGTGATTTGCCGCCCCCGGAATCCGATGTATGCCTTCCACTTCTGCCGCGATTCCATCCACGTGACGCCTTTGATTCCACTTTTACTATCGCGGTGCGGCCGCTGGCGCAGTGCTGACCGCCTCGTCCCATCGATGCGGTCAGATGCAATGTGTCGTTTAACGCCGCGATCGCGTTTCGTGGGTTGGATGCATCCGCAACTTTTGTAATGCCCGTGCAGGAGAGCGTATCCCAATACGAGCGTTGTTTTGCCGCAGGCGTGGCAGAGGCACTCCCAATAGCGAGTTCCGCGTTTGTCGCGGGTGTCACTTAGACGGATGACCTCAAGCTCACCAAACCTGCGGCCTGTAAGACCAATGCGCTTTGGCATATGCTCCCGCCTTATGCGGAGTAGTCGAGGCGGAAGTCATTGTAGTCCACGGCGTCGAAACCGTGCTCCCGGCAAAAAGCTTCTTCGTCAAATCCGATGAGCTCCAGCGCTTCATCAACCGTCATGCTGCGGTTCGTGATCACTTCGCCAACGATAATGTTTTCGTAGTAGATTTTCATAGCTATCATCCTTTCATGTGATTTTCCTGCCTTCGCAGGTTGAGCGGAGACCGCTTGATGCGGCCCGCTGGGGTTTCGCCAGCGTCTCCCTAGCCCTGCGTGATTACCAGAGTTTTGCGATTACCACGGCATCCCGGATTAGGATTTCGCCGTGGTCGGGATCATCGTGTACACCTTTCTTATCACCGGCCACGATGTAGCAGTGGTCGGCGAGGAAATAACGCCGGCGGTCTTTTTCGTGATCGGTGATCCAGTGCGTTTCCCCGACCCCGGGATAGTACCGATCCGACATGAGGGACAAGTCCCACGCGCTCGTGCCGTCCAGCGTCGGCAGTTCGTCGTATTCCGGCGTTCCGTACTGCGGAAAATCCCGTTCATCCTCGCGGTCGGGGTTATGCTTGCTCCATTCGATTTCCTCCCCGATTTCCCGGTCTTTGTTCTCAAACCTGATTCCGATATAGAAATATTTGTTTTCGTTGGCCTCATAGATTTCCCGAACTTTTTTATACATTTCGTGGATGTTCATGGTATATACCTCCCTTTGTTTTCCCCTGCTGTAGCAGGTTGAGCGCCGCGCCCCTGATCGGGGCGGCCCCGGCTTGCACGGGACCGGGCCTATTCCGGCCAATCCCTCATAGGTACGATAGCGGCTTCCCGCGACGCCCTTGCGGGCGTTTCGGCCGGTTGCCATCCGGCTCTCGTCAGGCGGGGGAATATGGATAACCGTATACGATTTCACACGGCCCGAGGACCGTTCCGTTTTTGCCGTAGTAGACGACGTGCGGTTTTCCATCGATAACGGTTTTGTAATCCTTGTGCATGTTCGCCCAATCATTGAGCGAGAGGATCGGAATGATTATTGCGTCCGTCCCGAAATACGATTCGGCCTCGTCGTATGTGTTGAACGCTTTAGTAATGACGCCGTTTTGCATGGTTGTGAATTTCATTGTTCAACCCCTCCAAAATACGCTTGTTCTATCTTAATCAGCCGTTCCGTCAGGTTGATCGGCGCTGGCGGCTGGTAGTTTTTCAGTTCGGCGCATTTCCGCTCAAAATTGCGGGTGTCGCTGATCCGGAACGATACGCCGTTAATGTGGCCGTAGTATTCGCCGAATACCTTGCGGATCGAAGTTTTTACACCGTGTTTTTCTGCGATCTTTTGTAGTTGGTCCATGTTCATTGTTCGTTCCCTCCGTTTTGTGTTATGATGGAGGGGCAGAGGGACCGGCAAGTTTCTCTGCCCCGAAACCCTTCCCGTGACTGCGGGAGGGGTTTTTACATTTGCCACGCCTTTTCTGCTTCCTGCATCGCGGCGCGGGCCTCATCCTCGGTGTCGTACCACTCGATGCCGGATTCGCCATCCGGAACATCCTGTGCCGGGACCTCATCGGCGTAGGGATATTTCGGCCCCCATGTCAGGCGGTTACTTCTGGTTTTTCCACGTGCGGTAGTCGTCTTCGGATTCAAACGCCATGTAGCCACCTTCAACCTTGACGATCTTCTCCGCCCACGGCGCCGCATCAACAGCTTCTTTCCTCGTTTTGACAGCCAGGAATACAGTTCTCATTGCTCATTTCCCCTTTCGGTTTGTTTGGCTCATCGCCTTGTTGTCCTCATCATATCACGTATGATTGACATTGACAAGCGAACAAAAAGCGAACAAATTGTGAACATTTTGTGAACGTGTGCAAGAAAAAGAAAAAAAGTTTTAGTTTTTGTGTGGTATAAAGGAGGGAAGGGGATGGCAGAGTGAGCCGGCGGCATAACGAAAGGAGGGTCCAGGCATGGAGTGGAAGCAAACCTACAACGATTTATGCGCGGAGATCGACATATTGCAACTGCGGCTTGTGGACTTGGAGAACGAATTCAAAGTCGCACACCGCACGGTCTGGACAGGATGCGCGCCGGGGGAAAACCATGCGCGCGTCCCTCTGGATAAGTCGCTGATGCAGTATGACGAGATCAAGACGAAACTGCAAGAAGTCGAATCGACGTTGCGTCGGAAAGAACGCATCCGCGACGAAATGGAACGCCGAATGAGCCAGTTCCAGGGCCTTGAATACAAAGTCGCGTATATGCGCGATATACAGGGAAAGAGACTGCAACAGATCGCGGATGAACTCGGATTATCGCTGCTGTATATCCAGAAGATCAGCAGCCGGGTAAACCGGATGAGGGCGTCGTGAAAAAGAATCCCCGCTCAAGCATTACGCTCGGGCGGGGATTCTACGTATTTTTAAAATTTTTTTGCAAAGGTCAACTTTTGGTCAAGTCAAGGCGCAAAACGATGTGCTATAATGGTATCGGGTGATCCGTGCCTGGAACCCGAGGAGTCGCACAAATTCGCGTGCGGCTCTTTTTGTAGCCCAAAAAAGACCACTCATTTTTGAGCGGTCTTTTTTGCTTCTAATCCAGCACGAACTAATTCCCATAATGCGGCGTTCCATGTTTTGATTCCCGTTTGCTCCATATACTTTTGTATTTCATTATCCAGGACAACGGGAACCGTGATGCTCGTACGTCTATCCTTCATGACATACCTCCAATTGGTTCATTTTTGATGCAACCATTATACCAAATACACACCAATATATAAATGCCCTATTGACATTGGTATAAAAATGGTGTAAAATTGGTGTATAATCAAATTGGAGGGATTCGAATGTTGGATTACATTATTGATCCGCAAACGAAAGCAATCTATCGTTCGGAGGACTTTATGGCCGTCAAGGGATGGCAAAACATTAAGTGGATACACGCAAAAGGCAGCGAAGAAGTGGAAACGGAAAACGGTTTTGAACTGACATTGACACTCGAAACGGGAGAAGTAAAAACGGCAAAACTGGATGTAGAAAGTTACTTCAATGGATCACATTTTTATCTAAACTAGGGAGCCGAAAGGCTCCTTTTTGGGATGGTGGATATGAGTAAAACCGAAGTTGACATTTCGAAAGTACAAATAGGAGATAAGCTACTTTGTTTAGCGCCTAAGAATGGTAAGATCGAAGAAGTAGAATACATTGTTACAAAAATAGACTACTTGGACATGTACGGAATCAGGCTCGACATGAATAAAGAAGTGAAGATCATGGGAGCAAGCGTTATAGAGCACAGGGGGGCAGGCATACAACACTTAGTAAATGAATTGTACGAAACAAGAGAAAAACTGTCTAAACAAAGTGACGATTGCGAACGACTTCGGAGGGAATTGGAAAAGTACATTAAGCGCACAAAGATTCTTATGGATGGTTTTGATAAGATCATCGAAGGAGATGGACTCCCGGTTACAATTGCTATCGAACATGTAGCGGAAGCAATGAAAGTGAGGGCGAGTACATGAGTGATATTAAAGGCTATGAAGGTGAACAGGACGACGAAAACTACGCCAAGAAATCAGCCGCGCTGTATCTGGCTCATATGACGCATATGTCTGAACGAGGAGCAGAAGCATTTATAAACATGCTGATAGAAGCAGTAAAGCAAGAACTGAATAAGAAATAGCTATTTAACGAAATAGCACATATAGCACCTTCGGGTGCTTTTTATTTTGCAAAGATGTGGTCAATATGGTTTTCACGCCGTATTTCAAGCAAACGCTGATATTGTTTGTGATTTTGTTGTTATTCGCTACTTTGTGGTGGTGGATGTGGCTTAGAGCGTATTTCAAAAGCAGGAAGGAGGATGATTAGGTATGGCTAAGCGGAAAGATACCGAAAATGACATAATCTTACAACGTAAAAAACAACGGGCATTTCTCACCGCTTACGCCACTTGTGGAGTCATCTCCAGAGCGGCAGAAGCTGCAGGAATTGCAAGACAGACGCATTATGACTGGATGAACAACGATCCGGAATATGTCGAAGCATTCAAGCAAGCGGAAGAAGAAGCGGCGGAAAGCCTTGAAGCAGAAGCGAGACGGCGTGCATTGGAAGGATGGGAAGAACCGGTTTATTACAAAGGACGCGTCGTCGGATCGGTGCGTAAATACTCCGACACGCTACTTATGTTTATGCTCAAAGGCGCTAAACCTGAAAAGTACAAAGAGCGGGCAGAAGTGAAGCATGAGGGAGAAATCAGCGTCCGCAAGCTGGAAGATTTCTTATGATCACGTGCAAACAGATCATTGATCGGCGGAAAGAATTGTGGGAAGAGCATCAAGACATTGAGCGAGACAAAGAATATGTCGAAGCCGTTGCCAATCACATCATCGAAAATCCGCACATCCGAAAGGAAATACAGGATAACCCGGATTATCTGATTGAGATGTGTTTTGTCGTTGTGGACAAGAACAAAGAGACCGTTCCGTTTTTCTTTAACCAAGTTCAACGGATGTTTATCGACAAGCTAAAGCAAGCGGTCGAGGAGTACAAAGCAGGAAAGCGGAAGCATCTTAAATTCTTGATTCTCAAAGGCCGGCAACAAGGATTTACCACAGCCATTACCGCTTATCAGCTTGCTTGCAGCTTGACCAAACGAAACTTTGCCGGATTTACGCTTGCCGATGATGCTGAGAACACGGAAACAATATTCGAGGACAAGGCGAAATTCCCATATAACCAATTGCCGGAAGTTTTGAAGCCGACAGAGAAATACAACAACCGTCGCGAATTTCACTTCGAGAAGCTCAACAGCCGTTGGAGAGTTGCCACAGCCGGCGGCAAAGGCGTAGGACGTTCTAAGACGCTGAACTTCTTCCACGGTTCGGAAGCCGCGTTTTGGGAGAATATGCAGGAAATTTTGACTGCCATCGGCCCGGCGTTCACGAAAGATTGCATACAAATACTTGAAACAACCGCAAACGGATTCAATGAATATAAGGACTTGTGGGACGATGACAACAATTGGGAAAACCTGTTCTATCAGTGGTGGTTGACGGATGAATATCGACTGCCGTTTGCATCCAGCACAGAGAAAAAGCAGTTTATCGCTGATGTTGAGAACCATGAACGCCACGAAAGCGAAGAATTGCGCAAAATATTCGCGAAGATCAAACACTTGCGCGATGTGGAGAAGCTGGATTGGGAGCAACTTCATTGGTATTTCGACAAGTGGAAGGACTTCAAAGAGGACTTGAACCAGGAATATCCATGCTACCCAGAAGAAGCGTTTTTGGCGACCGGCGCAAATGTGTTTGACAAAGAAAAAGTGACCAAGCGGATCGCCGTGCTGAAAAAGCGGTATGAAGAAAAAAAGCCAGTCCGCGGGTACTTTACTTGGCGAAATCAGGGCGAGCAAATTGCCGATCATTCTATCCGATTCGTCGAAGATCCCGGCGGGTTTGTGACGATATACAAATATCCCGAACCGAAAGTGCCGTATGTGATCGGCGGGGATGTGGCCGAAGGAGGCGCGGACTTTTCGGCGGGTCAAGTGCTGAACAACCTAACCGGCGAACAAGTTGCGGTTTGGCATGGACATTTGGACACCGACTTATACGCCAAAAACATGTATTGCCTTGGCAAATATTACAACGATGCTTTAATCGCAATCGAAATGAATTTTGACTTGCATCCGGTGAAAGAGTTAATCCGATTGAACTATCCGAAGCAATACCGACGGGAGAACATCGACACCAAGACGAACCAGAAATCGGATCGTTACGGATTCCGCACAACGTCGATTACTAGACCGGTCATTATCTCCGAGTTGATCAGCGTGGTTCGTGACGAAATCGAGACGATCAATGACATTCCGACGCTTCAAGAAATGCTGACGTTTGTGAGGAATGACCAGGGCAAGCCGGAGGCTATGGAAGGAAAACACGACGATTTGATTATGGCGCTTGCGATTGCACATAAAGCAAGAGAACAGCAGGACATGAAACTAACAGGATCAGCGGCATGGACAGCACAACCGGACGCCGACCGCAGCCCCGACTTCGACCTGGACGATGAAGAAGAATATTCAAGCGCGAGTTCATTTTGGTGAGGTGTTATGGTGAAACGCAGGGTTATAAAAAAGTGGATGAATCGCTATATCATTCCCGAAATCAAGGGGTTGCCAATCGCGAAATATCGCGTCTTTTTTGTTGAATCGGAGACAGGGAAAGAAATCCACGACGAAAGCGAGATCAATAGCCTCAAGGCTCAGGTGATCAATAATGCCTACAAGATTATTGATGGGCATATTGTTCCCGAAGGAAACTTGGTAAAAAGGGAAAGAAACAAACGACAAGCTTTTGAACGAACAGCGCAAATTATCCGTGAAATTAAGCAAAATCACCGGTATGTCTTTGTCCGTTCGTACCCTGAATATAGATTCGGATACCTGAGAATTAGACTTTTGACGGAAGAGGTGACACAATGACCCTGTACATTGCCTCTATCGCCGTTTTAACGGTCGTCATCATCATGCAGAGCGTGATCTTTTACATGTTGCACAAGTCCCAACAGCGCACGATTGACGCGCTCACAGACAAACTCATGGTGCGGATGGGACACCGGGAATACCGGGAACCGATGCTGATGGAAGAAGAAAAGCCGAAGCGCAAGCCGATGAGTTTCTTTGATGACCCAGATATCGAGGATGAGGCCGTGAGTTAGCGGCTTTTTTATTTGCACAGAAAGAAGGTGAGCAAGTGGCCATCATCAACAAAATCAAAGGCATCTTTACAGGCGAGGACTCGACCCAACAAGAGCCGATCAACACGCCGGAACAGCAAAAGCTGGTGTCCATGGTGATGCAAGACTACGCCGTTTTCAAAGAAGCGCGTCAGCCGATCGAACCGATTTGGCGGCAAGAACAACGCTTTTACATGGGCGATCACTGGCACGGACTGCGCCCGGAAAGCGTATCGAAATTGCGTCCGAACAGCGTGGATAACATCGCGTGGAGCCAGATCGAAAACATTGTATCCAAGCTGACGGGCTGGATGCCGTACCCGGAGTTTGAGCCGCAAGAGTCTGGAGACGACGAAAAAGCGAAGAACCTGAACGATTACATGCCGTATGAACTGCGGTGTATCAAGTTCAAACAGAAGCACATCCGGGCCGTGCGTCGATTCGTCATTCACGGGCCGTTGATCTATAAAACGATATATGACCCGACCGTGGAATTCGGCAAGGGAATGCACAAATACATCGGCCAAAACGACATTATTCCCGTCGATTTGGGCAGTTTCTTTCCTGATCCACGTATCCGAGACTTTATTTATCTCCAGAAGGGAAAAGCGCACATCATCCATACGCGGAAACCGATTGAGTATTTCCGCGAACGCTGGCCGAAACAAGGGAAAAAGGTCATGCCGGACACGCTTTCCGAGGACGTGCATATCTTCGACGAAAACGAGTATTCCATGACCGCGTTCAATACGACTTTGGACAACGGCACCTACGACCCGAACACGGACAGCCAGACCTGCGGACTCATTGAATACTGGTACAGGGGCGTGCCCAAGTATATGAGTCCCGAGGACAAGCGCTTATTCCGCGAAATGGGCGACGAAAAACTGGCGAACGGCATCGACCCTTCCGAATGCTACGCCAAATCTAAGGGAACAGCGGAAGGCATCCACTGCATTTACATCTCGTCTGACGGCGTGTTTCTCGAACACAAGGCATATGTGTACGATCACGGTCAATATCCATTTGTGGCGCGCACGCTTTTCCCAGATGAACAATCTGTCTGGGGCAAGGGTTTTATGCGCGACATGATCAAGCCGCAGATTATGAAGAACAAGTTCGCGGAGATTGCTGTCGAGACGATGGCGAAGCAAGGCAATAGTGCGATCGTGTATGAGGAAGGCGCGATCACGAAGCCGCAGACGTGGAAAGAACAGCGGAGCTTGCCGGGTGCTATGCTTCCCGTGGCAAACGGTCGCATGAACGACTGGAAAGAGTTGCAGGGCGTGAATGTGCCCAATACCGTTTTCAACATGCTCCAGTATTACGATGAGATGTTGCAGAAGATTCCGGGTCAATTCGACAGCGCTAACGGCATGGCGAATCCGAACGTGACAAGCGGCGAACAGGCGAAAGCGCTGATCAATGCGGCTTCCATACGTCTTAACCTACCGGCGGAAATCATCCAGGACGCGCTCGAAGAAGTGTTCATGCAGTATATCGAGTTGATGGCACAGTTTTACACGGATGAACGTGTCGGACGTGTAACCGGAAAAATGGTCAGCATGAGCCGGAATAAGATTCTGAGCTATGCGCCGACCATTTACCGATTCACTGACCCGACGACAGGCGAGGAAATCGAGCAGACCGTTTACGAGGAATACGTGCCGAAGTTAGATATTCGCGTGAACATTTCCGTGGACAGGCCGCATGATCGTGAGTATTGGGTTCAGCTTGCGTTCAACCTGTTGCAGATGAAAGACCCGTTGACCGGACTGCCGATGATGGACGGCGAAGGCGTAACGTATGCGATTGATAACGGACGCCTGGAGCCGTTCGAGAAAATCCGGGAGCGCATTGAGCAGAAGGCCGGTCTGATGCAACAGTTCCAGCAGATGCAGATGCAAATACAGCAAATGGGCGCGACGATCCAACAGCTTCAACAGGCGCTTGGCCAACAACAGCAGGCGAACGTGCAAGCGGAAGCGGACTTTCTCAAAGCGCGGACGGAAGCCGAGCGAGAACAGTTTAACCGCGCGGCACAGATGCGGAAATTGCAGATCGACGAGGCCAACGCCATGGCGAAGATTGCGGGGGTGAGGTAATGGGGAAAATCATTCGATTCAAAACCCCGCAAGATAACATGATAGAAACCCTTGAATTTATTTTGGGAGAGGCCAAAAACGGAAACATTCAGTCCTTTGCATTCGCGGCAAAGTTGACGGACGGTACCATCGGCACCTCATACTTTAACGCCGATGTAGGAACGAAGCAAGAACTGCTTGGGCATATCCAAGTTGACATCATGTACCAGGTCATGGAAGCGAATATGGACAAATTAGTCGAATGGGTGTGAAAGTATGCCGCTAAAAAAGGGGAATTCGCCGAAAACGATAAGCCAAAACATCCGTAAACTTCGCCATGAAGGCTACCCGCAAGATCAGGCCGTGGCGATTGCCATGAGCAAAGCGGGAAAATCCAAGAAAAAGAAATAACGTGCCTTGAATGAGACTTTCAGGGCACGTTTTATTTTACCAAATTCAGCCGCCTGCCATAGCGGCATATCGAAAGGAGAATCCATATGAGTGAAACCGGCAGCCAAACCGTAAACACTCACCAAGACGATTCTGTGGCGATTTCAGACGCTTTTGAGGCGTTCGGTATTCCGATGCCCGGGAGCGAAGAAGACGCCGCAGAAACGGAAACGGAGAGCGCAGAGAGCGCAAATGAAAACCAAGACGCAGGTGACGATGCTCCCGCCACAGAGCAGACGGAAACCGTGTCTGAGCAACCGAAAAAGCTGGTTGTGAAGTTCAACAAACAGGAAATCGAAGTCGATGAAGCGCAAATCCCCGAACTGGTGCAAAAGGGGCTTGCACTCGACAAGGAACGCGAACGCAAGTCCGAGTATCAGCGGTATCTGGATGAAGTCGCCAAGCTTCAGGGGTACAAAGATCACGAGGACTTGATCGCAAACCTTGAAAAAATCAAAGCCGAAGCCAAACAGCGCGAAGAAGACCAATTCAGGCAACTGCGCGAGGATTTGCGCCAACAGGCCGAAGATGCCGGGCTTGATCCTGAGAAGGTGGAACAGTTCATCGAAAACCATCCGTTGATGAAGGAAGCCCGCCGCATCAAGGCCGAAAACGAAGAACGCGCCAAGATCGAGCAACAGCTTCGGCAACAGCAAGAAATCCAACGACAATGGGCCGAACTGTATGAAGCGTTCCCGGAGATCGTGGAGGACGCGAAAGCGTGGACAAGGGGCGAAACACCGTCATTCTACACGCCCGAAATGCAAGCGTTGGTGGAACGTGGGTATCATCCCCTGCACGCCTACAAGCTGGCGCACATGGACAAATTGACTACGCAAGCGAAAGAGCTTGCCAGACAAGCGGCAATCAAGGAACAAATGCTGAACAAGCGCAGCCAAGTCGAAACCGACACGGGCGGCGACCTAGAACCGGAAGCTCCGGAAGAACTGAAAGAAGCCTTTGCCTTGTTCGGTCTTGACCCGAAACTGGCCAAAAAGTACGCAAAACGATAAGGAGGAATCAACCGTGGGATTCAAATTCATTCACAACGATTACGGCGCACCGCCGACGAGAATCACGCACATCCTTTGCACCAACAGCGAAGCCTTTACCGCCGGGGAAGCGGTGAAGTTGGTCAACGGACGTTGGACGAAAGCCAGCGGCGCGGACGTTCCTGCCGGCATCATCACGCACAACGTCACCGCAGGAACGGACAAAGAAGCGGAAGTGCAATTGATCCGCGAAGGTGACGTGTTTGAAGCGCCTTATGAGGGCACGCCCGCAGGCGGTTTTGTGCCGGGCGCAAACGCCGTCGCTCTCGACACAGACGGACTTGCCGTAGATTCAGCGACGGTCACCGGCGGCGCAATCGCCATTCTGTCCGTCAACACCGACAAAGCAACATGTCAACTCAAATTCAAGTCGCGGCAATTGAGCTAAGGGAGGGACGCTGAATGCAAACGAAACTGAGATGGGACGCGAAAGTACTCGAACCGATTTTTCGCGAACTTGTTCGCATTGAAATGACCAAACGCCCGGACTTTATCGAAAAACTGTATGGCGTGGAAAACTCCACGAAAGACACGGAGAGCCTCGAATCCATCGGCGGAGAAGGATTGATGGAAGAATGGGGCCAGTCGAACAATCAGGTGTACTATGCCGACGTGGACGAATTGTGGCAAAAGTACATCAAGAACAAAAAGTTCTCGCTGGGCCGACAGATCGACCGCGACCTGCTGGACGACCTGAAACTGACCGCCATCAAAGACCGCCTGAGAAGCTTGGGAACCGCCGTCTACATGACGCAGCAGTACCAAGCCGTTGAAACCTACAACAACGCCTTTGCCACCACAACCGGCGTCGATTTCCGTGGCCGCACGTACAACGCCGCAGGCCCGGACGGAAAAGCCCTTTGCGCGACGGATCATCCGTACAGCCCTACCAATACCACGGATACGCAGTCGAACAAAGGCACGAAACCGCTGTCCATCGACGCTTGGGATGAAACGGCGGTTGAAATGCAAGGATGGGTGGACGACACCGGCAACATCATGGGCGTGTTCCCGGATACGCTGTTGGTGCATCCGTACAACGCCCGCAAAGCGTTCCAGATCGCCGGTTTGCCGGGGAAAGAAGCACCGAAATATGAACCGGGAAGCGCGGACTTCAACACGAACGTTTATGCTGTGTACAACGGAGGAATTACGGTCATTGTGAACCCGTTCCTGAAAAACAAATTCTACTGGTTTGCCATCGATTCAAGCCGCATGACGCGCATGAACAAATGGTTCTGGCGCAGAAAGCCGGAATACGGCTCGATCACGGACTTTGACACGGAAGTGGCGAAGTATAAAGTTATCGGGCGTTGGAGCCATGGCTTTATCCATTATTCGTGGATTTACGGCCATCAGGCGACGGAGTAAGGGGGCGTCCGCATGAAAGGACTGCATTCGGAAGCGCTCGGGATCAAGAAGTTTGGACAGCCGCCAGCCGATTTGGTGACCAACTTGATCGTGGCCGAAATCACGTTCGATCCGCCTTCCTTGAATACTATGACCGGCGCGGTATCCAGTGGCATTACCATTACCGGCGCCGCCTTGGGCGACCGGGTGGAACTGTTTCCGCCGTATGACACACAAGGAATCCTGTTCCAAGGTTTCGTGAGCGCACCAGACACGATCAAGATTTCCCTGTTCAATCCCACCGGCGGCACGATTGATTTGGGCGAAGGCACATGGACGGTGCAGGTGATCCGACCGTGAAAGAGGAAATCAAATGGTATATCGGCGGTCAGGAAGTGCCGTCTAAGCCGAAACTCCCCTATGTCGGCACATGGTCGAGCTTCAATAAACTGCCGGATGAGGAAAAGTCGAAACTATTCAACGCCATGCGAGCAGAGTTAATCACTAGCGGCAAAATGGAGAACAAGGGGGGCTAAACGCCTCCCTTTTCTCGTATTGGAGGGAAAATGATGTTCCGAATGGAACTGGACGCGCTGAATGCAATTGTCAAGGAATTGCGTGAAATCAAAATGGAATTGCTTGAAATCAAGGAACTATTGATGGAGAAGCAACCGCATGAGGTTGTAACTCCAGTAAGGAGGGAACCGAATGATCACGAGCAGCAAAACACCGTTACACGTAAACGCGGCGGTCGCAGGAATAGCCATCACACCAAGTGATACGGTAAACTTTGACAGGCCCATCAATGGTTTTTATGTAGGTGGTGCTGGTGATGCGGTGGTTGTGTTTGAAAACGATACGACCGTTACCTTGAAAGGGTTGCTGGCAGGGCAAATTTATCCGATGAAGCTCAAGCGAATCAACGCCACGGGAACCACAGCGACCAACCTTGTCGGATTGTATTGGTGATCGCCATGGCAACTACATTGGAAAATATTCGCTTTACCGTGGAAAGAGAGATTCGCGCCACACTCGAAAATGAGCAAGTCATCGCATGGTGCAACTTCGCCAACATGGATTTTGGCGTGGGTTTGAACATTCCGGCCACGGCGACGATTTCACTAAACGAAACGGATTTGAGTTATCCCGAACCGACGGGACTGAAAGAGATCGTCTACATGTATCTGCAAAGCGATTTCGACAACGGCATCAACCGCCCGTTCAAATGGCCGTATCGTCGCTTCAACGGGCAGATATGGTTTGAACTGCCGTATCGCGAACCTGACACGTTGAACATCCAGTATTACAAGGATTTGACGCATTTTACCGACATCACGGATACGATTGACCTGGAAGACCGTTTCAGTCCCGTTTACACGTTCTATTGCCTGATGAAATATTACGCATCCCCGGAAGCGAAGGAACGTTTCGGCGATGCTGTCGCAAGACGGGAACAAGAGCGGGCGGAAGTGTCTTACTATCACATGCGTGATCAGGTGCAAAGTTACTATGAGTTTAAGAACCCGCAGTATGTGATCGAGGAGAGATGGTGATGAAAACCTTCCAATTCTCCGTCTCCCGCATCGATAATCCGCTGGAAGAAGCAAAGGACGAGAACGGCAACCTCATCCTCACACCCATCGTCACCGCCGAGACAATCACGCAGGCAATGAACAGTGAGGAAGTGCAGAACTTTTGCAATGAAAACGGCTATCGCATATTCCGCCCGGTAAGGAAGTGAGAAAATGACGACCGCCGATGACGTGATCTTCATGGTTAAAAAAATGGCTGCATCCGACATCCGTGAATTGGGAAATTCCGATTCACAGCAGAACACCTATTTACTCGCCTATATCACAAGAGCGCTGAAAGAATTGGCGCATATTGCGTATATCTCCAAAGAGTCAGACGTGCTGAACATTACTCAGGACGGGTATCAGACGTTTTTGCAAGATGGCAATCCCGTCGATATGTATGCTCCACTTCGCATTCTTGATCAAAACGGGAGGCCGGTGGAAAAACGCACCGCATTTGACGGGCCTAAAGGGTGGTGGCGGGAATCTGCTTCAACGAAGATTCACACTAAGGGCATGAATGGGAATTATACCCTTCACTATATCGCGTATCCGAAATCAGTCCAAAGCACGACGGATATGGTGGAATTCCCGGACGCGGGGATTATGGGCTTAGTTTTTTGGACTTGCGGGATCATCAAAGAAAGCGCGAACGGATACCAAGAAGCACAGGTCATGTATGACCGTGCCAAGGAACGATTAAAAGTCGCGATTGCCGCGAATGACTACGGACGGGGGAAATCGACAGGCGGATGGGTGCCGAGTCTGAACGATGTTGGAATGATCTATTAGGTGGTGGTTACATGCCTGCTGTAAGACAACGTGTATCCATTGAAAGCCCCGGTCCGCAAGGATATTTGGGACTCAACACGGCATTACAGTTTAGCCAGCTTACGCCTTCTCAATCCCCGTCCATGAAGAATGCGTGGATGTCGAAATTGGGAGCAATCGGGAAAAGGCCGGGCACGATACCGGTCACGGGAACGCCGTTGGGTGTAGCTGCAGAACATCTGACGGTGTACAAATCCGGCGCGAATGACAAGATTCTCGCCGCGTCGGACAAAAAACTCTACAAGTACGCTTCCGGCAACTGGGCGCAACTCACCGCCACGCTCAACCGGACGGACATCTATGACGTGGATTTCACGGACGGCAACTCCAAATCTCGCAAGATCATTGCAGACATGGGCGCGCTCAAGGAGTACAACGATGCGACGGAAACCGTATCGAACATTGTTCCTGCGACTGACGATCCGAATCCGGCGCCGCCAAACTATCTTGCCAGCCTGAATACCAAAGGCATTCGTTACGTGTGGACGTACCAATCACACGTGTTCGTGGCATTTGAACAATCGGATGAAGTGTACTATTCCAAACGGTATACCTACGACTACTTCCCCACCGTTCAATATGAACGATGGGTGCGGAACAACGACTACGTGAACGGCTGCGCAATCGCCTTTGACGACACGCTCATGATCCCGATGCGTCGCGGTTGGGGCATCCTGTTAGGAACCACGTTCGACGACTTCCAGGGGAATCTGTTCCTGAACACCACGGCGGGCGTCATTGCCCCCCGGTCCATCGCAAAGATCACGTATCCGAACGGCGTGCAATCCATCGCCTACCTGTCGGATGATGGTGTTCACGAAATCTATGACACGGGATTCCTGGACCAAGGCTCCCGGCGCTATTCCACTCGATCCCTCATGAAAGACAAGATCGACTTCAACGCATTGGGCCTGACGGAACAAGAGAAGCAAAACGCCATCGGGCATTTCTTTCCCGAGTGGAGCATTTATCTGCTCTGCTTCAAGTCCGGTAACACACTCCTTGCCTACGTGTACGACACGCGAAACGGCGAGTGGTATCCGTGGACGAACATGGACATAAAATCCATCATCAGCTCCGGCGGCGTGCTGTACTACACCGGATCGGACGGGCATTTACGGAAGTTTGACCGGGATCTGTACTCCGATTGGGACGACAAGGACAAGACCACGGGAACGCCGGTCCACTTCCAGCGCTACAGCCCCCTGCTGTCTGTCGAGTTTAGCGGGTTCTCGTCCATGTGGGACTATTACCTTGTGGAAGCTAAACAGTGGTTGGAGCCGTCCTCTCTTGATGTGGTGGTAAACTTCACACAAACAACATCGGCCATTCAAGTAGACGGTGCATGGAAAAACAACGTGTTTGTGTGGGGCGTATCGAAGTGGGGCGAAGCGCAATGGGCGAACATGAACTTCACGGACATTGTGAACGCGCCGGAGCAGTTGATCTTCCACTATCCGAGCAAGTATTGTCAGGTGATGTGGGAGAACAACCGGGATGAGCCGGTGGAAATATATCGTGACAGATGGTTTGTAAGACCATCAACAAAGGGGTGAAATTATGGCAAGCAAAGTTGATCCTGCAAAGTTGGCTGCGGCAGCACAGAATCTTGAGGGAGGCAACGTGGCTGACCCGGAAGTGTTGCAGGACTTGTTGGAAGATATGGCCAGTGTCATTGATGATAACGCTGATGGTTTGGATGGCGCTGTCAAAAAATCCGGCGACATGATGACGGGGCCGCTAACACTTGAACGAACCAATGACAGTGTGTTTGTCAATTTCGATGTGAAAGGCACAGGTTTTCGGACGTATGTGCGCGCGCTTAAAAACGGTGTGGAACAAAACGGAAGTCGGTTTGGTTACGACACTAACACACAACAATGGGGCGTGTACAACTTAGAAACTTTGATAGGTAATCTTTGGCACGCCGGAAACCTTCCCGTGGAATCTGGAAACTGGACGGTGACAATTGAGGGGCTTACCACACCAGGTTCACCGTCCTACTACTACCGGGCCGGGTACTACTATCGTATCGGCAAACTGGTCTATGTGTTTTTTGTTGCCGCACTTACCGACAAGGGAGGAGTGGCGGGGCAGGTGCGAGTTAGGGGACTGCCTTTTCCCGTAGCATCTACGTCTCCGGCATTTTCGTTCCAGGGATTGTCTATCGCTAGAGTCGTCAGCGTAAATTTCCCTGCTAACGCTGTAGACTTCATGGCTAGTTTTGTTCAGGGAGGATCAGATATTTTCTTCCAGTTTGCCCTCTCCAACGGCGGAGATGCGGTAGCTGTAGATGATACACATATTGGCAACTTTTTCGAGGTACGCGCTAGCGGAGTATACTTGACTGTTTGAGGTGACGGATATGAACGAAAAAATCTTTTTGGACATGCTCACGCAAGACAGCGTGAGCGTCCGCAAGCAAAAGTTTGTCGTGGTCGATGATGCGGAATATGCCGTAGGTGACCCGTGGCGCCGCGCCTACGTCAACAGCACGTCTGGCCGCCAGCAGGTGCAGAACGAGGTGCCGGAACCGTATCTCTCCGCTATCATGGCCGTATGGGGGCCGGAGCCGACGGTGGAGGATGATGCAAACTGAGTCTTTCAAAATATCGTCAATCGTGCTACATTAGCATTGAGGTGATCAATTGTGAGAAAAAAGGCAATTATCTTTCTCGTTCTCATGCTGGCGTTTGCCGGAGCCGTTCATGCTGCAAGTGTCAATGGCACGTATGAGAGCTTCAACATCGTGAAAGTCTTTGGTCCGGACGGACAAGAGTTAGCGGCGGCAAAACCGGCAATCAACTTCAACGGCACGACGATGGTTCCGGTACGGATGCTGGAGCAGTTGGGTTTCACGGTCGAATGGGATAGCGAAACATACAGCGTGACCGTTACGCCTCCTCCGCCGGTTGTCATTGAGGTGCAAGTGCAAGAGGAAAAGCTTGACGGCAATAGTACAGTACAACAAGAACCGGCAGAAGGAAACGAAGAAGGATCGGAGGAAAATGGAGAGCCCGGCGATCAGCCCGGCGCGCCTTCGGTACCTGTTCAGCCATCCGTTCCTTCCGATGAGCCGGGCGAGCAACCGCAAGAACCGCAGGCGCCACAGGACCCGCAAGAACCGACCGATCCTGAACCGACTGAACCCGAGCCTGCGGAACCAGAACAGCCGCAACAGCCCGATAATGCGGCCATATGTCAGCAGATCAGCGATTCTTATGACTACAACATTTCCATGTTGTCCTACACCACACGTACAACCGGAGAATACAACATGCAAAAACATATTCTTGAGTATGAAAAAAGCCAAAGCCTATCTTCTGCCGGATGCAACTGAAACTGATACGGAAACGCCCATCATTGGGCGTTTTTCTTTTGGGGGTGAAACCACGTGGCAACCACATACAGACAGGACGAACAAGGGAACGTGTATAAAACAATCGTTGGCACGAGTGGCAAACCGATTGAGTTAAAGCTGACCCAACAGGCCGCGCAAAAAGTGCAGTCGAGCCAAAACGTTCCCGTTGTGCCGACACCAACAACATCTTCTCCGTCTTCATCCACCACGACGAAGACGACCACCACCGCGCCGACATCGACCGTTCCGACCCCTCCTACTTCACCGACAACGGGTTCCGGTTACAAAACCGTATATCTGAACAACGGCCTTTACCTGAGCCTGAACGACAAGGGCGAAATATGGGGCGTTGGCGGACAACTGACCGGCGACCAATACAACGCCATCAAAAACATGAGCGCAGCGGACCAACAAAGTTACTTGCGATCTATTGCGGAACAAGAATACCGCGCCGGGAATATCGCCAACGTGTTTGACTTCATTCCCGGGCAAGGTACGCAATGGAACACCGGGATAACCGATTGGTCACCGTTTTCCGTTGACCTGCAAACGGCTGCGAGAAACGCCGGGCAAATTCCTTCGCCAACGACATCAACGGCACCGACCGCGACAACGGGAACGAACACACCTGCGCTCCCTACAACGACCGTTCCAACACCGCCGTCTGCATCGCTTGAGTACGAGCGGGCGCAACGGGAACGGGCGATGAACGAGGCAATCAACCGTTTGAACACCGATTACTCCCGCCTGATGCAGAACATTCAGCAGGACCGAACACTGGAAAACCTGCAGTTGGGCCGCCTATTGAATCCTTTTAGTGGACGGTCTGATTATGCAATGGGCATGGTAACCCAGGAACGGGCGCGCACCGACAGGGAGTTGCAGGAGGACTTGCAGAATCGGATTGCGGCCATTCAGGGCGGCTATCTCGACTTTGTGAACAACATGCCTGCTCTTGAACGCGAATATCTGCGGGAACAGGAGCAACGGGCATTCCAAAACGCGCTGCAATACGCGCAGTTGTTCGGATATCTGCCGGGAACGTATAGCGGCAGCCTGACGGGTGCATTGCCGGGTTTTACCGCAGGGGGTGGTAGCGCCGCAACCGCCCCCTTGACGCTGGAAGCACAACGGCAAATGTTCAATCAAGGCATGACGCTGGCTGACTATGCGAGAGCCGCAGAAGCGCAACAAGCCGCGCTGACCGGACGTTACATGCCGGCACAAGCACAACCGCTCTTGAACGAACTGCTGAACCTGAAGCAAGCGGCAGAGACGCCGGGAACGACGAGTGAACAGCTTGCGCAGTACCGGGCGCGCGCCGACCAAATTCGCCAACAATTGGCTTTGATGGGCGTTGACCCGTCGATTATCGGCGCGGATGTGTCGTATGCGGATGCGCTCCGCAACATCGCTACGGGCTTTCCGACGATGGACCGCCTGCAATTCAACGCCGCAGAAGCGCAACGGGCATGGGAGAACACGTTCGCGGAACGGCAGTTTGACTTCAAGGTTGCTCAACAGCTTTGGGAGAACCAGTTTAACGAGCGTAACTTTGAAGAATCCGTAAGACAACAGGCGCAGAAGATGGGGCTTGAATGGTCGAAGCTGAATCAGCAACAGCAGCAGTTTGTCGCAGAAATGGCGTACAAGGAGAAGGCGCTGGAACTGGAGCGTGAACAATTCCTTGCCGCTCAAAACCGTGCGCCGCAACCGACACAAAATGACATGATCGCGGAATACGTGGCGAACCTGGACAGACTGCCGCAGGACCAGATCGAGCGCGTGCTGAAAGAAGAACGCGCCAATATCATCCGGGATATCGGCACCAGCGGTTACAACTTCCTTGTGAGCACGTACATCAAGAGCCAGTCCGCGCAGAATGAACTGTTGAAGGGCTTACTCAACGAGTAGGTGATGCATATGCCGACGAGCGTGAACTGGTCGAAGTACGGCCTGAAGGATGAGGACAAGAAAACGACAAGCACGAACTTGACGCGGGTTGACTGGTCAAAGTACCAGCAACCAAAGAAACCCTCCATATCGCCGGAAATCGCCGCCTCCTCCCCTGCCATCCAAACGCTCGGGAAGCCGGACGAACTGGTTTCCCGAGCGCTGGAAGGCGTACAACAAAGCGCCGCCGAGTGGAAGGCGCAGCAACCGGAGCAACCGAAAAAAACAACGGCACAGAAGGTGGCGGACGTGGCATTGTTTGCTCCCCGTTTGGTCAAGCGCTTCTCCGAGCAGTTGGCTATTATGGCGACGCCTGACGCTCCGATGATTGGCGTGCGCGAGGATGGCACCTACGGCGCTCTGGAAGGCCCGACAGCACGCGACTTGCAACGGGAAATGTCCAACACGTCCACGGGCGTCAAATGGGCGGACAAGACCGCTGACGTGGCAGGGAACATTGGCTCTTACTTCCTGAACCCTGCCGCACCTGCCGCCGGTCCATTGGCCGTTTACAAGGCCGTGCAGAACGTACCGGCGACACAAACAGCGCAGAAGTTGATCGGTCGCATTCAATCGCCCACGGGTCAAAAGGTGGCGCAGGAAGCGTTGCGCGAAGGCACGGCGGCCGCCGCCTATGCTCCGTTCCACTCGCTGGCGCAGGGTGACACGACGCTGCCCGAAATCGCGCGAAACGTGGCGATTGAGGGTGCGCTGGGTGCGGCGGCTGGCGGTGTAGTTGGCGCGATTTCGGAGCCTGTTCAAAAGATTGTCCAGAAGTGGTTGAACAAAAAATCGGAAAAAGTCCTCGCGCTTCCTGAACCGCGTCCGCGCGGGAATCCCAACACGGCTGTCACCGATGAAGTCATTGTGCCGGAATATACGTTCAAATTGCCGGAACCGTCGAAGGAAACGGTTGAGCGCATCGAAGGAGTCCGGCAAGCATGGGACGATCTGGCGATGATTGAGGACGAGTTGCGAAAACTGGAGTCCTCTTACCAAAAAGCCGTCATCGACGAGTATCAATTCCTGAAACAATCGCGTGATAACCGCATGGGTGTACAGCAAGGAGGATTAATCCGCGATCAACACGGAGACGTGGTTGGACGATATGGCCGCATTTCCATGAACCCGGAGTGGTATCAACGATTCTACCGGGAAAACAACCGTGTTCCGACGAACCGTGACTTGTGGGAACTGGCGAAAAAGCGCGTGGATGAAGGTTACTTTGACGAAGGCGTGGAAGTGCCGCCGTGGAAAGTGCAAAACAACTACGATGAAACCGTCCGGGCACTCACTGAAACGAGGGACTTGATCAAGGCGGACCTGCAGAAAGTCGGACTCGGAATCACGGACGCGAAACTGAAAGATCAAGCGTTCAAGTCCTTGCGGCGTAACATTGATCAAGCGGCTGAACCGGTTGAGGAAGTATTACAGACAGCGCCTCCCCGCATCCGTGACCGTGTGTACAACTTCCTTGACGAAGCAGAACAGGCCGCGTGGAAACGGATTGAGTCCCGCAGGAATCGCCTGTCCGCGAACCCGGTTGACGAGTACATGGACTATGCCATCATCATGGCGGCAAAACTCGGCAAGGGCACGATCAAGGCGGCTGACTTCGCGGAAGAACTGGTCAAAGAGTTTGGCGAACACTTGCGCCCGCACGCGGACCGTATCTACCGCATGGCGCAGGAGCACTTGCGGAAATCAGCGCTCGCCGCGACAAGGGCGGCACGTTCGGCGATGGAGTTTAATTCCGGCGGCGGAGATGCTACGACGTTCCGGCAAAAGGTTGTCCGTGACGTGAAGAAGGACAAGAAATCCTTTGCCGAACGGTATGAGGAAATCCGATCGCAATTCGTTGATGATCTTGCGGCGCTGGAAGGGCTTGAGAGGCGAATCAGGGGCCGTCTGGCGAGCGCAGAGAATTCCCTGTACAAAACGGCTCGCTTGTATAAAGGGGCGCCAGCAAAGGCGCACAACATCGTGGAAACGCGATTGGCGCCCATTGTCCGTATGGTCGAGCAAGCAGGGTTTACGATGGATGATCTCGGGGACTATGCGCTTGCCATGCACGCACGGGACGTGAACAACAGCTACATGAAGTCCGGCTTCACCGACGCGGAAATTAACGACGTAATCCGCAAGTACGGAACGCCGGAAATGGAGGCAGCGCGTCAGGAACTTGTCAAGATCAACGACGACATGCTGCAGGAGTTGGTCGCGGCGGACGTGATCTCCAACGACCTTGCGGAAACCTTGCGCGTTCGCTGGCCGAACTACATGCCGCTGTTCCGCCACTTCGATGACAACGCTGTTGAGTTTGAAAGCGGACTGTCCAATGCGCTGGCGAACGTGGCGAATCCGATCAAAAAGCTGAAGGGTTCGGAGCGAGAAGTCATTGACCCGCTGGAAAACATGGTGAAGAACATCTTCCGCACCGTGAACGCGGCGGAACGGAACCGCGTGGCGGTTCAATTGGCACGGCTGGCAGAGGAACCGGGAGCAGAAAACTTCATCCGACGGCTTGAACCAGATGAAAAGGTTGAGCGGAAAAACGTGGTCACCGTCAAAATCAATGGGGAGAACGTGAAATACGAAGTCGAACCGGAAGTGTATAAGGCGATGCTCAATCTAGACAAGGAATCGAATAACATGTTAATTAGAATCCTGTCCAAGCCGGCGTCCGTGCTTCGTGCCGGTGCGACGCTCACACCGGAATTCAGTTTGCGGAACCCGATGCGGGACATTGTACAGGCGTTCATCGTGAGCAAGTCCGGATTCAATCCGCTGATTGACTTCCCCATCGGATTAATCGAAGCGATCAAGGGGCGCAAAGGGAACAGCAAACTGTACAATCAGTGGATGCAGGATTTGGGCGCTTACGGCAACATCATTTCAATGGACCGGAACCTGCACCGGGAAGCATTGGAGAAGGTGCTCAAGCAGCCGCAGAGCAAAAAGTTTGTCAACATCGTGAACGGGCGCAGTTTGCTCGGACTGTTGCGCGCAATCTCGGACACCACGGAGTCCGCAACGAAACTCGGGGAATACCGCGCTGCTTTGCGAAGTGGAGCCACACGCGCGGAAGCTGCCTATCGTTCGCGGGATATCATGGATTTTGCCCGTGCGGGCTCTGGCGTTCGGTCAGCGAACAAGATTATCGCCTTCCTGAACGCCAACATTCAGGGGAAATCAAAACTGATTCGGGCAGCGAAAGAGAACCCTGTCGGAGTGCTCACGCGCGCCTTTGTGTCGGTGACGCTCCCGACCGTTGGAGCGTTCATCCTGCAGAAATACTTCGCGAATGCGGAACAACAGCGTACCATCGAAGAAGCGCCTGACTGGATGAAGGACACGTTTTGGCTTATTCCGGTTCCTGGGACGGATACGGTCGCCCGCATCCCGAAGCCGTTTGACGTGGCCCCGATCTTTTCCAATCTGCCGGAACGGGCGCTGCAGTACGTCTACAACACGGACAAGGATGCATTTGACGGATTCGTTCGCCGTTCGCTCAGCGACATGTCCCTGCCGATGCAGGTTTCGGGTATTTGGCCGATTGTAGAGGGAATGGCGAACTATTCTTTCTTCCGCGATGCACCGATTGTTCCCATGCGGGAGCAGAACCTTGAGAAACGCGACCAATACGACCCGATGCGGACGACAGAGACGGCAAGGGTTTTGGCTCGCGGCGTGGAAGCCATCACGGGCGGGGAAGGGCCGCTTGGCAAGTTTGCCAGCCCGCGCATCATGGACTATACTATCCGGGGATTTACCGCCGGACTCGGAACCTATGCGACATCGGCGATCGACTCGATTCTGCAGGGATTGAATCTTTCGGACAAGCCGAAAGCTCCGGCCAAACGGATAGAGCAACAGCCGTTACTCCGGGCGTTTACGGTTGATTCACTGTCCGGCGGAAAAACGTTGGATAAATTCTACGAGCGCAAGGAAAAGTTGACGACGGCCCGCAACTCGGCACGCCTGAACGAACGTCCGTTTGACAAGGAGCAGGAGTACCAACTGTTCAATCAGGCCGGAAATCTCATAAGTGAAATCAACGCTGGCATCCGGGCAATTGAGCAGGACAGGACGCTTACTCCGCAGCAGAAACGGCAGGCCATCGACAAATTGCAAAAAGCGCGTCTTGAACTTGCAAGGCGGGTGATGCAGGTTGCCGAACGAACCGCGAATTGACCTTGAACTCTCCTGCGCCGTCGAACCGGAAGTAGCGCGCGTCCTCTTTCGGCTTTGGCCGTATGAGGATTATGAGAAACTATTCTACAATGGGCCAAAGTATGTGCCCGTCGGACCGGTGAGTGAATGTTCGTCCAAGTCTTTATCGACCTCGTTTTCTGGCTCATAGACCACTGGAAGGAGGCGACCCTGATTGGGGTCGCCAACTTTCTTGCCATCGCGCTTGCAAAGCGCATTTCCGCGCACCAGATCAAACGCTTGTTTGGGATGGACGGCGGAAACGATATCAGGCGCCTTGAACAAAAACTGGACATGCTGTTGGAAAGGAGTGGCATTGATTGTGCCGACTTGAAGCTTTCACAAAATACTTCCCGCAAAACCTCGTTGAACTTTTCGCCCCTGTCTATTGCCCGGCGTGCGGCAAACAGCATGGGCACGACGAAATCCGAAAAGCCTATAAGGAGGAAAAGCATGAAACAAAAACTCACGTCTCGTAAGTTTTGGATGGCTGTGGTGACCGGCGTTCTGGTGGTGCTGAATGAGGGGTTGGATCTCGGCATCGATCAAGATGCGATCCAAAAACTTGTTTTTCTTGTTTCCGTATGGATTGGCGGGGAAACGGTCGTTGATGCTACACGGACGAGAAAGGAGGCCGTAACCAATGAACCAAACTACGCTTCGGGGGATCCGGTTGGCGAGTGACCTCCCTTTTGACGTGAAGCCCATCGTTGATATCACAGATCAACTGCCGAAGAATCCTGCTGGCGATTGGCTCCATATGGCGATTCAGCGCAAAAACGGCCGGCTGGAAGTGGGGCCGCGTTCGTTCACTGACATCACTCACATTTCCCTGCACCATACGGCGGTTGAAGGCGGAACACCGGAAGGGCACGCTCGTTATCACATCAGCAAAGGATACGGCGGAATCGCGTATCATATCTACATTCGCGGTGACCAGATTTACCAAGTGAACGACCTGCTGGCGTTTACGTGGCATACGCAATCGAACAACTATCAAACCATCGGGATTGTCGTCGAAGGGGATTTCACCAAACGGCAACTGACGGAGAAGGAACGGCAAGCGCTGTATGCGGCGACGATCACGGTGATGGAGCTGTTCAACATCCCGGTGCAGAACGTGAAGGGGCACAAGGAATTTGCGGCAACGTCGTGTCCCGGCTACGACATGAATCAGGTGCGGAAAGATTTGGCGGACATTCTGCTTGAAATGCAGTATCGCCGCTCCGAAGAATACCGCACCGCGTCCATCGTGGATTTTGTGGCGCGGGTGAACCATCTGTATGGGGTGTATCAACAACGGGGGCAATATTGGCAAGACGCCGAGAGGAAATTGTTCACGATGTTCAATCTTGCCAACGATTGGGAGTTGATGCGGCCGGATCAGGCGGGGAAGAAGTATCCAGCATAAAAGGAGTGGGCGTTTCGCTCACTCCTTTTGTTTCTCCAACTCAAACTTCCTCGAAAAGCAACAGCCGCAACAAATGAGAATAGTCCACTTTGATTCCTCCAACTTAAACTCAATACAGTGAGGATAAAAAAGATTGACCGCATTTCGCGGTCGAATGGTGGCTAAATGCCAAACACAATGGAAGGAGTGGACTTGTATGCATACGGCATTGCCGCTATGCGCGTTGGTGGTGGCCGCCCCACGTAGGCACGTGAGACGACCAAAAAGCACGGCGGTGTGATCCGCACACACGGCACCGTCATGCGCGTGGTTTCCCGCCACGTGGCGGGAAACAGGATTTACGCCGCCGACCGGGCTATCCCCGATCCCTACACTTGTGCGGCTACCTGCGGAAAATTGGGTTGACGAACGTCCACAGGGGCAAAGGATTCTCAGCAAAATGCCTTACTCCCATTCGGGAACCCAGCCTGTTCCTTCCAGGACGTTCATTGTTGGATGCGGGCAAGGATTTGCACCTTCACCGCATCCAGTGGATAGAGCAACTTCTACCAATTTGATTATACCAAAACTCTGATGACTTGCCAACAAAAAAACAGATAACATGAATAGGTGAATGAAATTACTCTGATTGATATTCTCGGAAGCGATACCGACGAGGTTCCGGAGCAGGTGCAGATGAAAATTGAAAAGTCGAAGATCATGTCCCACCTGGGCATCCTCGACGAGCGGGAACAGGAGGTCATCCGCGGCCGGTTCGGCCTCGATCACGGCGGGGAAGAGCGCACCCAGCGGGAAATCGCAAAGGAGCTGGGCATCAGCCGCAGCTACGTCTCCC